CTACTCTGAAGAACTCGGCGAATTGGTTGAATCTGAAGCGACTCTTTCTGAAGAGTTTAAGCAGAAAACTGCTATAATCTTTGAAGCGGCATTAAAGTCAAAACTCGCTGAAGAAATTGAGCGAATCGAAGCAACTTACGAAGAGCGTCTTGCTGAAGAGACTGAGTCTCAGCACGCAGAACTCGTCGAGAAAGTTGATTCGTACCTAAACTACGTTGTTGAGTCTTGGATGGAAGAGAACAAAGTTGCCGTCCAATCTGGTCTTCGTGCTGAAATCGCTGAGAACTTTATGACTGACCTTAAAGGTCTGTTCGTTGAGTCTTACATTGATGTGCCAGAAACCAAAGTTGACCTCGTTGATGATTTGGCAGAGCAGGTTGAGGAACTTGAAGAAGCACTCAACACTACTACTGCTGATGCAATTGCCCTGACTGAAACGGTTACTGAGTTGATGCGTTCTGCTATCGTAGCAGAAGCAGTATCTTCACTTGCCGACACTCAGGCAGAGAAGTTAAAGTCACTCGTTGAAGGCGTTGATTTTGAAAGTGAAGAGTCTTTCACTAACAAAGTTGCGACTATCAAAGAGTCTTTCTTCGCGCAAAGTGCTACTGTATCTGAAGAAGTTATTGCTGAAGAGACTGACGCTGAAGTTCCTGGCGCCATCGCTGAAGTTGCACCTTCTATGGAGAAGTACCTGACCGCAATCCGTAAAACCACACTATCATAACCCACTGACCCATAGGAGATATTCAAATGGATCTGAACTACGAATCACTGGTTGCCAAGTGGGCACCAGTACTTAACGAAGAAACCGCTGGAACTGTTGTTGACCGTCACCGTCGTAACGTTACTGCTGCTGTCCTTGAGAACCAAGAGAAAGCAATGATCGCCGAGTCTGGCGCTCAATCTTTCCTTTCTGAGACTGCTGCTGCTAACAATACTGGCAACGTTGATAACTGGAACCCAGTATTAATCTCACTCGTTCGTCGCGCTATGCCTAACCTGATGGCATACGACGTATGTGGTGTTCAACCAATGTCTGGTCCTACTGGCTTGATCTTCGCCATGAAGAGCAAGTACGAGACTACTCGTTCTGGCGCTACTGCTGGCGACGAGGCATTATTCCAAGAAGCAATCGAGCCATACTCTGGTGACAGCGCAACTACCCACGTACCTGGATCAAGCGGTTTAGAAGGTCTTTCTTCTGCTGTCGATTCATCACGTACTGGTCCTTCTGTTGGCGGTGGTATGACTACTCCTCAAGCAGAAGCACTCGGAACTGGCGCTCCTGACAGCGAATTCGCTGAAATGGGTTTCACGATCGAGAAAGCAACTGTTACTGCAAAGTCACGCGCTTTGAAGGCAGAGTACACGATCGAACTGGCACAAGACTTGAAAGCAATCCACGGTCTTGACGCTGAAGCAGAACTCGCTAACATCTTGTCAGTAGAGATTCTTGCTGAAATCAACCGCGAAGTTATCCGCACTATCAATAGTCAAGCAAAGACTGGCGCACAGACTGCTAACTGCACTGTTCCAGGAATCTTTGACCTGAGTACTGATGCTGACGGACGCTGGTCTGTTGAGAAGTTTAAAGGTCTTTTGGTCCAACTGGATCGCGAAGCAAACGCTATCGCTAAAGAGACTCGTCGTGGTAAGGGTAACGTAATGATCTGTTCTTCAGACGTTGCTACTGCTCTGACTGCTGCTGGCATGCTCGACTACGCTCCTGCTTTGTCTACTGCTTTGCAAGTAGATGATACTGGTAACACCTTTGCTGGTGTACTGAACGGACGTATGCGCGTTTACATCGATCCATATGCAACGACTGACTATGTAACTGTCGGTTACAAGGGAACTAACCCATATGACGCAGGTGTTTTCTACTGCCCATACGTTCCTCTGCAAATGGTTCGTGCCGTTGGTGAGAATGACTTCCAACCACGTATCGGGTTTAAGACTCGTTATGGTATGGCGTCTAACCCATTCGTAGGTGCTGCACCTGCTGATGGTCTTGCTGCTGCTAAGACTAACCAATACTACCGCATCTTCCGAGTAGACAACCTGCTCGTATCTGCTGGTTAATATTGGCAAGAACTACCCGCCTTCGGGCGGGTTACAGATCCCTCTACCTTGGGACTGCAAAACTAATAAAAGCAATAACAGTTTTGGACCCGCGTCTCTCCCGACGCGGGTTTTTTCATTTCTAATTCCCACAAATACTACTTGTCGTCGCCTCCTAAATAAGGTAGAATAAGAGAACTTCGATGCGAAGGAAGAACATATGCCTACAGAACTAACAGACAATATCAACCTATTCCAACCGACAGGGTTTAGAGTCTCCATTGACAGACAGAACTTTGCGAACCTGCAATTTTTCGTTCAGTCAGTTACACATCCAGGTGCTAACAACGCAGCTGTAGAGACTCCGTTCAAGGGAGTGCAAGGAGTACCGCTTCCAGGCGGGACTATGTCCTATGGCGAGTTGAGTATTGAAGTCCTGATAGACGAGGACTTCCTTGCGTACACTGAGATGTATAATTGGATGCTTAGACTGGTCAACAACGAACAGTATGAACTCCGAGATAACTTCTCTGGTGGCGGGAGTCCAACCCCAACTCTGGCAGACATAACCATTACTGCACTGACGTCGCACAACAACCAGAATGTAAAGTTTAAGTACATCGATTGTGTACCAACTAACATCGGCGACATAAGGTTCGAAGCGAACAATCAGTCAGTGGAATACTATACTTTCAACGCATCGTTCAGGTTTTCTTATTTCGACATTACGGTATAATATATGAATTTAGATGATATCCTTGCCCAATGGGGGCAAGATTGTGAGATCGACCATAGACTAGATGAATGCTCTCGTGACACTCCAAAACTACACGCCAAGTATCTTGGTTACTTGACCCAAACTAAACTCCTATTGAAGCGCGAAGAAGCGAAGCAACAGACTTTGTTGAAGAGCAAGTTTCTATGGTACAATGGCAAGATGTGCCAAGAAGACGTTGAGGCATTAGGGTGGAACCCTGATCCCTTTGACGGACTGAAGGTAATGAAGGGCGACATGTCGTATTACTATGACAGCGACCCAGAGATACAGGCGAGTGAGGCGAAAGTCGTGTACTATAAGACGATGCATGACACCTTAAAAGAGATCCTAGATACTCTGAAATGGCGCCATCAAACTATTGGTAACATCATACGTTGGAAGGCATTCGAAGCAGGGGTATAAGCGACCGCGATGCAAGACCGAACTATTACAGTACAACTTCACGACTACTCCATGATGGCAGTATTGTGCGAACCTGGAATCAGAGCAGAGTTGAAAGACTATTTCTCGTTCTTTGTTCCAGGGTACAAATTCATGCCAGCGTACAAGCGCAAGCAGTGGTCAGGTAAGATCAACCTGTACAACTCAATGACCTCTACGATGAATGCAGGTCTGTACACAAAACTCTGTAAGTTCGCAGCAGACCGTCACTACCATATTCAGATAACCCAATCGCCATATGGTCTGCCCAACCAGTTGAATAAGGTCGACCATCAGAAACTCGTATCATCTCAGGCACTATGGGGTATGCCCTTTGCACCTAGAGACTATCAGTACGATGCGATCGTACACGGGATAGAACGCAAGCGTTGCCTCTTGCTATCGCCAACAGGTTCAGGCAAGTCGTTTATTATCTACAACCTCATGCGCTGGTATCTTGATAACCATGACAAGGCAGTACTTGTCGTTGTACCAACCACCTCACTGGTTGAGCAGATGTACAAAGACTTTGCTGACTATGGACTGGATGTAGAGGACGAGGTTCATCGCATCTACTCTGGTAAGGATAAGAAGACCGACCGCAAGATTGTTGTCACCACTTGGCAGTCTGTCCACCGCCTAGGAAAGGATTGGTTTGACGCGTTTGGTTGCGTGTTCGGCGACGAGTGTCACCTGTTCAAGGCGAAGTCACTAACGACTATGATGAACAAGTGTACAGAGGCAGAGTACCGCTTTGGTCTCACTGGTACGCTGGACGGGACGCAGGTAAACAAACTCGTTCTGGAGGGACTGTTCGGTCCAACTAAACGAGTGACATTCACCCGCGACCTACAGGACGCTGGTACTCTAGCGAAGTTGAGCATCGACGTATGCGTGCTTGACTATCCCAAGGAGATGCGTAGAATTAATGTTGATCGGACGTATCAAGAGGAAGTTGATTTCCTAGTGACGCATGAACCGCGCAACAAGTTTATCCGAAACATAGCACTGACACAGAAAGGTAACACGTTGGTGCTGTATCAATTTGTTGAGAAGCATGGTGAAGTCCTTTACAAGATGATCAAGGAGATGCACGAAAACGTGTACTATGTCCACGGTGGGACAGATGTAAGTGACCGTGAGGCAATCCGTGGTATCGTTGAGAAGTCAGACGGTGCTATCGTTGTCGCCTCTATGGGTACTTTCTCAACAGGGATCAATATTAAGAACCTACATAATATTGTATTCGCTTCTCCTTCGAAGTCTCAGGTGAAGGTGTTACAGTCTATTGGTCGTGGTCTGCGTAAAGCAGAGAACGGGCAGGACACAAAGTTATTCGACATTGCCGATGACCTACAGTGGCAGTCTAAGAAGAACTTCACCATGAAGCATGCGGGCGAACGGATCAAGATGTACAGCAAAGAGAAGTTTGATTTTGAACTACACAAGGTGCACCTATGAATATTGAAGAAGAAAGTGTCATTCAGTTTAAGTTGGTAACAGGCGAGGATGTCATAGCACAAGTCAAAGAGAGTGAAGTAGCAGAGTTCTATGTTGTGGACGCTGCCCTGATCATTGAACCACTCGAAGACGAGTATGATGAACTCATGCCAGAGTTACAATCGGGCAGAGCATACTACTGCTTGCGACCCTTCGTAGCATACACCGACGACCTCGAGGAGCAATGCTCCTTGAATCCCATGACAATCGTCTGCCTAACCCGTCCCTCTCCCTCTGTAATGGGGCAGTACATTTCCTCTGTACTACAAATTCAAGAGAGTCTAGGCAAATCGGGCACGCCAGAAACAAAGGTGGTTCCTACCGAACCACAAAGCACAGCATCAAACGTTGTCAGTTTAAAACCAAAGCAGTTGTTGACAGAAGACTAACTTTGCGTTAGAATAGAGTCTATTCGTTATTAGGAGTAACATATGAAACCAAGTGAACGTCCACATTATGTCAACAACAAGGACTTCTCAAACTCTGTCGTGGAGTATTGTATCTCCTGTCGAGATGCTGAAGAAGCAGGCGAACCAACCCCAGTCGTTACAGACTACATCGCCACATGCTTCCTGAAGATCTCAGAGGGTCTATCTCACAAGTCTAACTTTGTCCGCTACACCTACCGTGAAGAGATGGTGATGGATGCAGTTGAGAACTGTTTGAAGGCAATCAGAAACTACAACGTCGAGAACGCTACACGTTCTGGCAAACCCAATGCGTTCGGGTACTTCACTCAGATCGCTTGGTTCGCTTTTATCCGTCGTATCCAGAAAGAGAAGAAGGTACAGGACGCCAAGTTGCGTTACATCGCCGAGTCTGCTCTTGATGAGTTTATGATCTCATCTGATGAAGACCCAGAGGTTGCCAAGGTCGTACAGTCCTTCGTGGATAACCTGCGCCGTCGTATCGATGATGTGAAGGACAAGGATCAGAAGTTTACACAGTACAACAAGAAGCGTTTGTCTACCAAGCGCGCACCCGTCTCTACTGACTCCGACCTCTCCGATTTCTTCGGGGAGTAAAAAGGTAACTGGACCAGAAACCGATTACCCCGCTGAATTTTCGCGGGGTAAAATTACTCTGAAAAGTTTTTACTAACACCGCTGTACAGGATACACATGGACACAAAGAACAAATCTGAATCTGCTCGCAAAGGTTGGAAAAACAGAAACAAGCAGGACATGGTTGATAATGTACAAGAGGGTTATCGCAAATGGCGCGAAGAAAACCCTGAGCAATTCCTCCGTTCGCAGAAAGAGAAAGCACAGAAATCAAAACTTGAAACTGCTACACGTTTGATGTATAATGGAGAGACATATTTGGGTTGGCGCGAGTTGAAAGAATCAACTGGCGTCAGCAAGCACAGGTTTTTGAAATATAAGTTGGGCACAATACTATGAAGATCGCAATACTAAACGACACGCACTGTGGTATCAGAAACAGCAGCGATGTCTTTATTGAATACCAAGAACGCTTCTACGAGGATGTGTTCTTTCCATACCTTCTAGAGAATGGTATCACTAAGATCGTCCACCTCGGTGACTATTACGAGCACCGTCGCTTTATCAACTTCAAAGCACTTAACAGTAACCGCCGAGTGTTCCTCGACAAGTTGCGTGAGTATGGTATCACCATGGACATCGTTCCAGGTAACCACGACACCTACTATAAGAACACCAACGAGTTGAACTCCATCAAGGAACTGATGGGTCACTATATGAACGAAGTGAACATCGTTATGAAACCTACCGTGCTAGACTATGATGGTCTCAAGTTCGGTATCATGCCTTGGATCTGCGCTGACAACGAGCAAGAGTCTAATGACTTTCTTATCAACTGTAAGGCAGATGTCATAGGCGGTCACTTCGAACTGAACGGATTTGACATGCTCCGTGGTGTGCCTTGTACACACGGTATGTCCACAGAGAACTTACAACGTTTCGAGTTAGTATTATCGGGGCA